CGAACCTACGCTCTGCGGACCTAAGCTCTGCGGACCTAAGCTCTGCGGACCTACGCTGGGCGAACCTAAGCTCTGCGGACCTAAGCTTTGCGAACCTAAGCTCTGCGGACCTACGCTGGGCGTCAACCATCAATGTTAGGAACCTGCGTATTATCTCATGCCAATTAAATACTAGTGATCAAAACCGCAATATCGCTTATTACCCAGACTTAAATTTAATCACCGCAGGCTGCTTCTTCGGCACCCTCGACGAACTCAAAGAGAGGGTCGAAGAGGCACACAAGAAGGACAATCCTAGCATCTACGCTAAATATCAAGCTGTCTTCACATTTATTGAGACGGTTTTAGAAATTGAAAAGGGGAATAATCATGAAAGAAAACAATAAACAAGTCGTATTTTACAACGCTGAAAAAGATGGATTTCTTAAAAGTTACAAAGATAGAGAAACTCTAGTTTTCGAAGCAACATTTACTGACCGTTTGAGAGACGCACTATACTTGCCAGTTGAACCATATGAAGAACAAAAAACTGAAATCGACAAACTTGCTGAAGCGTTTGACTGCGAAGTGCTTATCGTGGAAGCTGAATACAATGTAACTAAACCTGGCGGTTCGGACTTTGAACGCACAGCGTGTGAAGAAGTTGCAAAAGACGATATCAAAGCATTTTTGAAATCATTGCTTGATTAAATAATTAGCAGTGGTGGGAGGGTAGGTATTAAACATGGAACAAGAAACTTACAACGCCGAAAACCGATGGCGTAACAAGTACATGAATCTAGGGCGTGAGCTAGGCGAGATTATCAATAGTCAGCAAGACAGAATCTTGTCATTGTCTCACGAAAACAACAAGCTCAAACGGGAGCTTTGGCACCTAAAAAAGTCGAAGGACAGAAAACGGCAAATAACCCCCAAAATTTGAGAATTAGGGGCATATAAAAAGGATATGACATGGAAGAAATGACATTCACGGAGTTGCAGCAAAAAATGCAACTTGAAAAAAAGAAAGAGGGTACAGCTAAGTACGCTTCAAGGCACGTCGAGGACATTTACGACGCTTTTAAAAGTTTGAAATCGAACTGGAGCATTGTCGTCAACTATGATCTAGTCGAATTTTCTGGCAAGACTTTTGTCAAAGCTACTGCAACGGCGTCTAACCGAGAGGAAAAAGAGCAAGCGGTAGCTTTCGCAGAATTGTCTCCGGTACCTATTTTGAAAACTCGTAACGGTGATTTAAAACAAATGAACGAGCCGCAATGGGTGGGAGCCGTGCAATCATACGCCGGCAAGTACGCCATACAAGCACTCTTTGCAATCGGTGAGGAAGATGTGGATCACTTCGAAGTGGCAGAGGAGAGTTTGAGACCAAACCAACCTCACAACCCTCAACTGCATCAAAATAAGCAACCGCAAGCACAACCCCAGCAACAAACCAACCCACAACCTAACTTCATTAGCAACGATCAGCATGACCTTATTATGCAACAAATCAATGAGTTGGCTTTGTTAAGCAACAAAGATTTTGAAGCTATCGGGAACTACTATTTACAGAAATATAAACTCAAAAATTTCCATGAGTTGCTAGTGCCTGGGCTTGAAATTGTGGTCAACGACATTCAAGGGGAAATCAACAAAAGAAGGTGAAACTAGACATGAAAGATGTAACAAACAATTTTCTTGAAACAATCGAACCAATCTATACGCCGGGAACAATTAATTTTGATTTTGACAAATTCGATGCAGCTATCCAAGCGGCAGTTAGCGAGTTATCAGACGAACAACTAGAGCAGCTTGAATATGACCAAGTCTTAAAAGAAATTACCCGTTTCAAAGGGCTTGGGGACAAGCTCGATGACAAACGTAAAGAAATCGGAAAAATCTACAAAGATCCACTCACAGAGTTTGAATCTAAACTAGCGACTTCACTAGAGCCGTTGAATGCACTTCTTGACAAACTACGTGCTAAACGTGATGAAGTCAAAGAACACAAAAAGATGCTGCGAATTGACCACGTTAGATCAGTTTTTGAAAGCAAATGCGAGCTAGCCGGACTAGACAAGGACACATTCAAGGACAAGTACGAGAGCTTTTCTAAAGTCGGTGATTTCATGGATAAGAAAATGAAGCTCAAAAAAGCGACAGAAGAAGAAATCGACGCTCTTGTATTGGCCGAGTATGACCGTCTTGAAGAATACAAGGCTAACCTTAACATGATTGAGGGACAAGCCCTTGACTATGAGCTACTGGCTGAGCCATACACTAGAGCGTTACAGAATGATACACCTCTAGTTGAAATCCTCAAACAAATGAAAAAGGACCGTGATACAGCCGTAGAGCGTAAGCAGCAAGCAGAAGCCAAAGCGAAAGCAGAAGCGGCACGCTTGGCAGAGATTGAAGCCATGGCTCAACAGTCAGCTAGCGAGGAAATCAAAGCAGTCAACGCTGAAACTGGTGAGGTTATCGAAGACACTAAACCAGTCGAGGAAGTACCTAGCAAGCCTGCTGAGCCGTACAAGGTCAATCTTGCTCTTACGTTCCATGGCGGTGAGCAACAGTGGCATCAATTCGCTAAATTACTTGATGACAACTTTGTTAATTATGAAATTCTAGGAGAAAATCAATGATCAATAATGTCGTGCTGGTTGGAAGAACAACCAAAGACCCAGAGCTACGCTATACGCCTAGCAATGTAGCAGTCGCATCTTTCAGCCTTGCTGTTAACCGCAACTTCAAAGACGCTAACGGCGAGCGTGAAGCAGATTTTATCAATTGCGTTATTTGGCGTCAGCAAGCTGAGAATTTGGCTAACTGGGCTAAAAAAGGTGTTTTGATTGGTATTACTGGACGCATTCAGACTCGTAGCTATGAGAATCAGCAAGGCCAAAGAGTGTATGTGACCGAGGTAGTCGCTGAGAACTTCCAAATGTTGGAGAGCCGTGCGGCTCGTGAAGGCAGCAATGCAAACCAAGGCAATACATCGGGAGCGTTTGGCAATGATAACGGCTACGCTGGGCCTTACGGTCAGCAAGCACCGCAACAGCAAGGGCCAAACTTTGCAAGGGATAGCGGGCCTTACGGGAACTCAAACCCTATGGAAATCAGTGATGATGATTTGCCATTCTAAACAGGTGAACTATGAAACTAGAATTTCTATTACCCAGGTCAAAAGCTAAACCTGCTCAAAATCTAGTTATCAACAGTAACGACAGATTTCACTATCAAGCAGAGGGGCGAATGGTCAAGAAACTGCGATTGATAGCAAGAGCAGAAGCAGGACTTAACATTAAGCCGGTATATAGCCCAGATAAGCCTTGTAAAGTGATTGTCACGGTCTATGCACCAACCAGACGAAGATTAGACCCGCCGAACCTATATCCTACTGTTAAAGCCCTTATAGACGGCTTGACGGATGCCAATTTGTGGCCAGACGACAATCACGAAGTTATCAAAATGATGTCGTTTCAATATGGCGGGCTAAGTGGTGAGTCTGGGAAATTTAAGATTGTGTTAGACATTGAAGGAATGTGAAATGAATAGCAGGTATAAAGACAAGTTGGTTGGGGTCTATGCACCGGGCAATTATGGGCATACTAGCGTATTAGATCAGACGCAAGAATTTTCAAGGTGGTTTTGGTCTAACCGCAAGGATATGGATTTGATTAGTGCGAAGTTAGGCATTAACGCCAAGAAATTAAATCGCATTCTAACACTGGAGCAGTTACCAGACAAGGAATTACTAGCAAGGATGATGGAATTATGCAAGTAAAGGAATATGCGCTATATAAGGGTGAGGAATTACTGGCAATGGGAACTAAGCGTGAAATAGCTGAGCAACTAGGCGTCTCACCTAGCACCGTTGGTTACTACGGTACGCCGGTATATGCCCGTAGAACAACGGAGAGAGGAAGGAGATTAGTTGAATTATGACAAATATTAGACTGCAAAATCCATACATGGATGAAACTATCAAGGTGGAAGAAGATTATAAATATATTCTGAACATGCTGAAATGGCTTGAAAGCGGCGATGTGAATTATCTTTATTTACAGCAGATTGAGCCAGAAAAAAGGGTGATTACTATCAGCCCTAAGAATTTCGCAAAGATTGATTATTACGAGGAGGAAGTAGAAGATGAAATATAAAGTAATCGTGTACTACGACAACATGGAAGACAGCGTGCATGTTTTCAACGATAAGAACGACGCTATCAATGAGCTACATCGTTTGAGAGGTGTTAAATATCGAAATTCAAGGATGTATAGAGTAGAAATGGAGCAAACGGATGGTTAGAACGAAATATTTGGAGGTGTCGCAAGGGCTTGATAATTTCGAAGAAATCGATGAATTAATTAACGATTTTATTAAATGTCACCCAGAAATAGAAATCATTGACATTAAATTTCAATCGAACGTGTCAGCGGTAGCAGATAATTATGTTAGTGCAGAATATTATCACACCTCAGCCTTAATCATTTACAAGGAGAACCAACGATGATGAATAAAGATGAAGCAGTACAGAAACTAGCAACAGCAGGGCGCCTATCAATAGCCCACGCAGAAGACCTATATGATTCATTTTTCCCTAAACCAGTAGTATCGCAAGTCGTGGCGGACTGGTATGAGGAACATAAGAATGACTTAAATGAGGATATTTGGGCATATCTTACAAGCTGGGCTGATACGAAATGGGACGAGTTCAAATACTGGATGTACCATACTGGCAGGAACAAAGCCATCACAACCCTCGTCAACATGCACCAGTTTGGCTACGAGGTGAAGGAAGAGACGAAATACAGAGTCAAAATGAAAAGCGCAAGTTACAACGGATACCCTCAATTCCTTTGCAGAGACACTCAAGAAATTTTCTGGGCGTCGGGTACGAGGCATCGTAGAACCCAACACACCCGCAAAGAGCTAGAAGAAGCTAATTTCGGCTGGGTATTCGACTGCGAGGGTATTGAAGTTGAGGAGGTGGACGATGGAAACGATTAAATTCATTTTGGCAGTCTTAGCTGCGGTTTACGCTTTGCGCACGCTGTTTGGAAGAGGGGATTAATTAATGGCACATTTGTTAAAGAAGAAGGCCTCTAAGAAGTGGTACACGGATAGTTTGACTGTTTCAAGCGCTATCTTAGTCGTCAGCCTAGTCATCAACATGCTGTCAGTCTACTACGTTCTGACGGTTCCACGCAGAGTAGAGACGGTAGCTATCCATCGGGTAGATAATGCTGGTTCTGAGATGCATGGCAAGGTTACTGGCAAATCTATGGTCGGAAAACTCTATACGCTCGATTGCGGGGCCTACGGTAAGTTTCTGGTAAGCAAAGAGCAGTACGACAGTGTGAATGTTGGGGATGACATCCCTAGCTATTTGAAAGGGAGAGGAAATTAAGATGACAGAAATTATTAAACCACCAAACTACTACGAGCCTGATTGGAAAAATGCAAGATATGGCTCATTGGAAGAACTTAAAGAGTTGTTACTCTACAAGCGTATCGTGAAATGGGATAAAGACTTTCTGTTACTTGAAGATGGCACAAGGGTCACTATTGAAATGTCTGAAAGTGATTGTTGTGCTTATGCGGGAGGGGAGTTCAAAGATGTCAAGCTAGACGCTATTATCACCGATATTAAAATTGGTGAACAAGTAACAGATAAAAGTGATTCGGGAACATCAGAAAGTAAGAACACAGTCACTATTTATCATAATCAAAATCCCATAGCATTAGCAGAGTGCGAGGCGGATGATGGTAATGGTGGATTTTACTACAGTGTAGGCTCTCTAGTGATTGGGGGCATTCATTTCCCAGTAGTCGAGGCTTAGCAGAGGTGAGCTCATGAGCGTGAAATACAAATATTCCGGATTGACCGAGGAATTATATCAACGCTTGGTCAATGAACATGCGGCACTGAGAGAGACGCACAAAAAGGGCTCTTATAAACAGTTCTTTCAAGATGTGAAACAGTGCAGTGAAGTACAAGCTCGCATCATATATCAAGCCTTTAACAGCGCAGTCGTTGAGCGTGCGAGGATATCGCCAGCGACTGTCGACAGGTTAGAAGGCATTATTTCTGATGAATTATTCGACGACCTTCAAGACTATCTGTCTACTAATTACACAAGAGGGAAAACCACGCGCCCAGTGTTGGAGAAAACCAACGCAGGACTGCCAGAGGAACTGTTCAAACGGTTCCAGAAGGAAGTGGAAGGATTACGCAAGGAACACCCTAACGATTTAAACAACTATATTAGATACGTTAAAGGCTGTGATAAAAAAGCAGCTAACAACACCCAAAGCGCCCTCAATTGTTGCTATGTGGAAAAAGCCGCTCTAACACCGTTGAAAGCTATTCAAATGGAAGGACTACTTTCAAGAGAGCTATTCAGCGAGATTATCGATTATGTCTTCAATAACTATGAATGGGCCGAGAGATTGGACAATGAAGTTGATCGCATCATTCTTAAATATAGAACTAAGGGCAAGGTAGGTCGTAATAAAGCAACGGTCAGAAAAGCCCTATATACAGCCTACGCACTAGGCGTGTAGCTAGAACGGTCTACGAGGGTTCGACTCCCTTGCTAGCTATTACCAGTAAATAAGAAATTAGAATCGAGGAATCCTTTTTTATTTCGTTCACTAATCTAAAGCGTCTTACTGGTGGCGTGATTATTCAAGGCTCTATGCCTGCAAAAGATATAGGTCAGAAATCTCCATAATTCTTTTATTATTTCAAATCGAAGGAGAAAAACTCCAAAAAATGATTTCACTATATCGTAGGCTGCCAAGGGTTCGACCCCCTTGCCAGTCATTAGTCTGTCAAAATACACTAAAAAAATGAATATAGATTTTTAGTGGCTTGGACACTTTTAACACTTTTTCAATACCGGACAAGCTGACAGACCTTGTCCAAACAAAACCAGCAAATTTTAAGAAAAAAGGATGTGAAACACCCTCTTTCTTATTGATATCGCATTACAAAATAAAAGCCAAAGGCCTTGCTGGTGTCGATGGCTAGGAAGGAGGCGACAACAAGGCTCACAAACTCAATCTTTTCATATCTCTTAATACTTGAGCCGGAAAAAATAAAAAAAGACCGACACAATGGCCGGCACTCTTTGAAAGTCAACACTACTATTATACCAGAGAGGGCAGAACAATGCTATTGCCGGAAATTGATGAAAAAGCAACTATCAAACGTTGCAAGCGAAAACTTCGAGAATATCCACGCTGGCGAGAGATTGCACACGACGGAGCTGAGCAGAAGATCACACAAGAGTTTACTTTTATGCCCAGAGGTGGTAGCGGAGTGAGTAGACCAGTGGAAAATATTGCAGTTAGGCGTGTCGATGCAATGAACGAGCTTGAAGCCATAGAGCAAGCAGTTAGCGGGCTATATCGTCCAGACTATCGCAGAATACTGATAGAGAAATATCTGGAATACCCAACGAAACCAAACTGGCAAATCGCCCAAGCAATCGGATTTGAAAGAACAGCGTTTCAAGAATTACTAAATAATGCTATCCTAGCATTTGCAGAATTGTACAGAAATGGTCAATTAGTCGTAGAATGTTGATGTTTCGGTATTTTGACGGATAAAGCACGGTATCTTACAAGTGTTTAAAGTGGTATTATTATATTATCGAAGAAAAACGGAGACAACTCATTTTGTGGGTTGTCTTTTTCAGTATCGGAAAGGAGTTGATGGAAAAATGGGATGACCGAGAAACAAATGAAGTTTGCCGATGAGTACATCATCAGCCTAAATGCTTCGCAAGCATATAAGAAGGCTTATCCTAATATTAAGAACAATGATGTTGCAAAGGCTAATGGAAGTAGACTGCTTGCTAAAGCTAACATCAAGGCTTATATAGACGAGCAACTTGAAAAGTTGAAGTCAGAACGTGTTGCGGATCAACAAGAGGTCATGGAATTTCTCACATCCGTAATGCGTGGTGAGGTTGAAGAACCCCTGCTTGTTCTCGACGGCGAAGGCATGCAGCGTATTGCTCAAGCCAAACCAAACGTCGCTACCCGTCGAGCTGCGGCAGTTGATATCGGTAAGCGTTATAGAATGTGGACAGATAAGGTCGAAGCCGATGTAACGCAAGATATCAATATTAATGTCGGTGAATGGAATGACGATTAATCTTGACATCAACCCAAGTAGGGTGTTTAATCGGCATATCTATGAGCATTTGTTTGATTATGACACTTTCACAGAAGTACACTATGGCGGAGCATCAAGCGGTAAGAGCCATGGGGTTTTTCAGAAGATAGTCCTTAAAGCTCTTAAAAAGTGGGACAAACCCCGTAAAATATTGATATTGCGAAAAGTAGGCTCTACTGTTCGTGACTCGGTATTTGCGGACGTTCAAGCAGCCTTATCTTATTTCGGGGTGCTTAATCTATGCAAGGTTAACATGAGCGCATTCCGAATCGAATTGCCAAACGGCGCTGAGCTGATTTTTAAAGGGATGGATAACCCAGAGAAAATCAAGTCTATCAAAGGAATTTCTGACGTGGTTATGGAAGAAGCGTCAGAATTTACGCTCGATGATTACACGCAGCTGACGCTTCGCTTGAGGGATAAAGCGCACAAGCAGAAACAAATCTATTTGATGTTTAACCCCGTGTCTAAAGCTAACTGGGTATATAATGCGTTCTTTGTGAAGAACCCTAAGAATACAGTGGTTTACCAAACAACGTATAAAGATAATCGATTCCTGGACGACTTGACCAAGGAGAATATCGAGGAGTTAGCAAATCGAAACGAAGCCTATTACAAAATCTATGCTTTAGGTGAGTTTGCGACACTCGACAAACTAGTTTTTCCAAAATACGAAAAGAGATTACTTAACAAGGACGAGCTTAAACAGTTGCCGTCCTTGTTTGGTCTTGATTTTGGATTTACTAACGACCCGACGGCTTTCATGCACGTCAAAATAGACAGAGAAAACAAGCGGCTATACATCCTAGAGGAATACGTCAAGAAGGGGCTGCTTAACAACCAGATAGCAGAAGCTATAACTAGTCTTGGCTATTCAAAAGAGGTGATTATGGCTGACTCAGCGGAGCAGAAGTCTATTGCTGAACTGCAAACATTAGGCTTGCGTCGGGCTATTCCAGTAGATAAGGGTAAAGGTTCGGTATTACAAGGGATTCAGTTCTTGCAGCAGTTCGACATCATTGTCGATGAAAGATGTGTCAAGACGATTGAGGAGCTTGAGAACTATACATGGCAGAAAGATAAACATACAAACGAGTACATCAACAAGCCGTGTGATAGCTATAACCACTGTATCGACGCTATTAGGTACGCACTGCAAAATCTTATCTTCGTCAAGGATAGACAGGACGTAGACGCTAAGATTAGACGGGTTAACAAATTGTTAAGGAGATAGAATGACGAACACAACACATAGTGCTGACGATATTTTGCATGAAGGACAGTACATTCCTAGATCATACCAATTCGAGCGAGATATGGAGCCGACTAGCTTACAGAAACGTGAAGATTTTCTACATTTCCCAAAAGAAGCTAATACTCACTTCATGGCTCAGTCAGCAGACGACCTTGTGGACACGTTCCAAGGGCGTGAGAAGTTAGAGAAGATGGTAGCTCAGTTCCAAGACGAACAGATAGACCGCTTGAATATCCTAGAGAGCTACTCAAACGGGAATAACTACACTATTCTAAATGGGCGTAAGCGATTGGAACCAGAGAAGGCTGACTATCGCATTAGGCATGACCTGGGCGGACAAGCTAGCCGTTTCTTTACTGGGTACACAGTGGGGCAGCCTATTTCAATCGGTGCCGCTGACACCAACAGCGACTTGACGGCTATTGACGATTTTAATGCTTACAACGACATTGAAGCCCTTAACCGTGAATTAGTCTATGACGCTTCACGATTTGGGCGAGCGTTTGAGCTGCACTACTATGACGAGTTTGGCAATCCCGCAGTAGTCTTGATTGACGCAAGGGAAATGTTCACTATTCGTAGCGCAGACGTCCGAAAGGATATCGTTGCGGCCGTCCATTGCCCAGTGTATGACGGTGAGATGTTTGTCACAGTCTACACAGATAGCAAGATTGTTGGTTATGATCCAAACTGGCAGGAAATCGAACGCAAAGAAAACCCGTTCGGAATGGTGCCAGTGGTGGAGTGGCAGAATAACCGTGAGCGTTCTGGAGATTGGGAGAAAGGTATTCCAATCATTGACGCTTACGATGCAGCGGAATCTGACACGGCTAACTATATGTCAGACCTTAATGATGCCATGCTTGTTATCAAGGGAGATGTTGAAAGTACAGGGATGAATGCGTCTGACGTTATGAAAATGAAACAAGCTAACGTGTTAGTGCTTGAAAATGGTGTCGGACACAACGGACAACAAACGCCGCTAGACGCCGGCTATATCTACAAGCAATACGATGTGAGCGGTGTCGAAGCGTACAAGTCACGTCTGATTAAAGACTTCTTCCGCATTGTCGGGTTGCCTAATTTGCAGGACGACTCAACATTTTCAGCTACGTCTGGGATTGCTATCCGCTATAAGCTGGTTGACTTGCAACAAGTTACAGCCGTAAAGCGTGGGTTCTTCGTTAAGGCGCTCAGACGACGCTATAAATTGCTTGAGCTACTGTCTAACAATCTCAAGGGTATCGAACCGGTGGATGCTGACATGTTGACATTCACGTTCCATGAGAACTTACCGACAGACGTATGGGCTGAGATTCAATCAGCTATCAATTCTGGCATGGAAATCTCACAAGAAACACTTATGGAATCAGCTAGCTTCACCGATGCACGCAAAGAGAAGAGCCGTTTGCTCAAAGAGGGTGGCGCTACTGATTTAGAAGTTAGTCAGATTGTAGGTACTGAGGATGATGACGAATAATGAACGCTACAATGCTGAACGAAAAGCACAATCAGACCTAATCAAGCGTGACATAGAACGGGACAAAGTCTTAAAAGAGCTCTATCAAACGTCTTATAATCGTATGCAAAGCCAAATAAACGGTTTTTACATGCGATATGCCGACAAAGAGGGACTGAGTCGTGCCGAAGCTATGAAGCGAGCTAGTGAGTTTGATGTCACTGAGTACAAGGACCGAGCTAGGAAGGCGGTAGTTGAGAAAGATTTCTCACACGGAACTAACCAATGGTTAAGACTGTTTAACCTCAAAATGAAAGTCAGTCGCTTGGAGCTGCTCAAAGCAGAATTAAGGCTTGAAATAGCTAGTCTTATATCAGACGTTAACGAAGTCTTTGATGAGGCACGTGAGAGTGAATACTTAGCTGAGTTTAAGCGTCAAGCGGGCATCTTGGGGAATTCTGCCATCAATGCAGTAAGTCGCATGAGAGCGATTTTAGACGCTGATTTTTACGGGCAGAATTTTAGCCGTAGAGTCTGGGGCAGAAACGGCCTTCAAGCAAATATGCAGAAGGATGTGTTTAGCTCGTTAGCACGTATCTTCACCGACATGGACGGTTTTAAGCAGGAACGGCAGCGATTAGCTAAGAAATATAACACAAGCCAGTCCAATGCCCAACGGCTACTCAAGACCGAAATAGCTCGCATTAATGCTGATACAGAGTTGATGATGTTAAAAGAAAATAACTTCACACATTTAATCTATGTAGCAGAAAGCGGGGCTTGCGATATCTGTAAACCTTTAGATAAGAAAGCCATACCGATTAATAAGGCAGAAAAAGGGGTTAACATGTACCCAATGCACCCCAACTGTCGATGTTCAGCGTATGGGCACATCAAAATGGAATATAAAGCTGGTGGCAGCACTCTTGATGAAGAAGCTGTTAACGGCGTTTGGGGTGAATAACCCCCCTTGTCCAGACCGTGCTGAGGACATTAAAAGCTGCATGAGTTCGTCGAGGTTGGACGTTAAAGCGTAAAGAAAGGAGCCTATCATGGCAGAAAAAGAACTTGAAACAGTTGAGAATCCTCAAGAGGTTGAAGCTAGCCAACCAGAAAAAGAGGAGAAAATGGTGTCTGTTGCTGAAATGCAGCGTAGACTCAAGCAGATGGAAGAAAAACATACTCTTGAAATTGCTGATATGCAAACCGGTATTCAATCTCAAATCGAAGAAGCCGTTGCTAAAGCTAAAATGAGCGAAGAAGAACTTCAAGAGCTGCAACAGAAACAGCGGGATAAAGAATTCGAAGAAGCCCAGAGCACAATTGCAGCACTTCAAGCTCAAATCGCTCAACGTCAAATGCAGGATGTCGCTATTAAAGAGCTCGAAGCTCAAGGCGTTCCTGTTAATGAGTCGACGCTTGCTTTCGTTGTAAAAGGCGACGAAGAAGCTACCAGGTTAGCTGTTTCAAACATGGCTAACATCTTAAACTTGCAGAAACGAGAAGAAGCAAAAGCTCTCCCACCTCGCACTAGTGGCGGAGAGGAAGGGCGTTCTCATCGTGGAAAAGACAAGTTTGACAAAGCCAAAATCACTAATTTCTAATTTAAGAAAGGAGAGCGCATGGCTCAACAAAAATTTAATCCAGACACAGTCCTATTGTCTGATTCTCTTGGGAAAGAGGTCACATCAGAACAAATCACTGATCTATTCACTGACGAACTCGTTAAAACTTCAAAAGTTATTCAGCTTGGCCAAAAAGTTGAAATGGACGGCAAAATGGTCCGCAAAGGAGTTGAAGTTGGTCAATTGACAGACGCTTACTTTGTTGGCGAAGGTCAAAAAATCGGTACTGCAAAAGTACAAACCAAATCTTACGTCCTTGAATCTCGTAAATTGGCAGTTATCTTGCCAGTTACAGAAGAAGTCCTCAACTACACTTGGACTGACTTCTTTGAGTCAATCAAAGATAAGATTGTTGACTTGTTTAACAAGAAAATCGACGGGGCAGCATTCCTCGGTTTGTATAACAACCCATTCGGTGCCAATGTTTTGGCGTCTGCTAAACGTGCTCAAAACATCGTATCTGGGGATATCAACCTTAATAACATCTACGATGTGGAAGATAAGTCAGAAAAAGAACCTAACGCATTCGTTGGACACCGCACTATTAACCGCACACTTCGTGGGATCGTCGACAATGTTAACGGTGGTCAACACATCTTCACTAAACCAGCTAACCCTAACGCAATCGGTGAGCTTGATGGCCTTCCATATTCTCAACTTCAATTGCAAGATGGGCAAACTTACCCAGCAGGTACATTGATCACTGGTAACTTCAATGGTTTGGTTTACGGTATTCCAAACGGTACTAACTTGCGTCTTAAAATCGCAGACCAAGCTACTTTGTCTAAAGTTCAAAATGATGGCACAGTTGATTCTGGTGACGTTCACTTGTTTGAACAAGACATGCAAGCACTTCGTGCAATCTTTGAAATTGCCGTAGCGATTCCAAACGACGAAGCATTTGCAGCGATCCAACCAGTAGGAGTCTAGTCAGGAGGTTTAAATGACCTATAAAGCTAAGATTACATTCCGAGACTTGCAAGATAACGAGTATATCTATCAAGTCGGGGAAGTTTACCCACGAGAAGGCTATGAGCCATCTAAAGAGCGTGTGGCAGAAGTTCTTGAAAAAGGCGGTATCGAACAAGTCGAGCCGCCAAAAGAACTTACAGTCAAGGAGCTCAAAGCAAAACTTGATGAAGCTGGTGTCGAGTATGACGCCAAAGCGAAAAAAGCAGATTTAGAAGAACTTCTAAAGGCTGCGGAGGAGGTCTAAAATGAACGATATCCAACTTGAGAAGATTAAACGTCGGTTGGGTATCGACGTTGAAGACGATCTTGAGGATGAATTGATTGAAGACTTAGTCAACGACGCCGAGAGTTATTTCAAAGCATTAGTCGGAACAACCGAGATTGACAAGAGATATCACTTCATCATCGAAAATGTTGTTTACAAGCTCTATGGTCGTAAGGGGTCAGAAGGTGTCAAAACCGAGAACGTAGACGGCTATTCAGTCACCTATGAAGATTGGGACGACATGTTCAAGCCTTACAGAAAGATTCTGGATAAAGATTTTGGCCTAGATGGCTCGTTAGCTCGAAAAGGTAAGGTGAAGTTCTTATGAAAACACCACACCGCATTAAGCTAGTGAAGCAAGGTGTTTCGACTTATAACCCGATTACTGATAAGCACGAAGAAAAGGCACAGTCTAGCAAGATTGTGCCTTGTTTAGTCAATTTTATTGACCAACAGCGTGCATTTGAAGCCTACGGGAGTAGGTCGGACGTGGTCATGATATGCAGATTCAATCAAGAGCAGAAGCCGTTTGACTATGCTCTATATGAGGGCAAGAAGTATTATCCTATCGAACGCATTGACGCACCGATAAAAGGGGCAATCCGATTGAAGCGAGGTGAGCTAAATGGCTAACTTTTCGATTGAATGGCGTGGGGATTTGGAACTTGCTGCTGCATTAGGGAATGCAAGCGCAAAAATGAGAACCCAAGCTAACAATGTTTTAAAAAATGCTGGCGAAAAAGGTACTAATATTGCTCAAGGGAAAGCTCCGGTAGATACCGGCTTTTTAGAAAGTAAAATCACCGGCCTCCCAAAAGGCGATGAGTATCACATCCATTCAGCTGCCTCTTATAGCGGCTATCAAGAATATGGGACACGTTATCAGCCGGGGACGCCATTCATGCGCCCTATGATGACAGAAATCGAGCCTTATTTCACAGACCAAATCCGAAAAGTAATGGAAGGAGCCTTTAAATGACACCTAGCCACGACTTATTCAGAAATCTATTTGCTATTGCTAGTGAGAAACTGGCAACTTACGACTATTTACCCGATTCATCCGCAAGCTATCCTTTCGCTTTCGTTGGTGAGAATAGCTCAGCACCTACGCTCAATAACGACAATTTTGGAACGATAAGACAAACCGTCCATATCTACGGGACTAGAGTGCAGCGTGCAGAGCTAGACGCTCACTGTCAAACGTTGGAACGAGCTAGCGAACGAATCAAAGGGTTTGAATACAACTTATTAAAAACTGGTACAGACAAGCAAGTTTTACCAGATAATACAGACATCCAGCCATTGATACACATTGTGCTGGATTTTTCATTTACATATACCAAAAAGGAGGAATAAATGGCAGAACTTATTTTGGGTAAAGATCTAATGGTCTTCTTCCGTCGTGTGAAAGACCAAAAGACGCAAGACGCTGCTAAGGTGCGTTTCCAAACAGAACACACTTTCAATGCTGAAAAAGAGGTTGAAACTACCAAAACTAAAGACGGTACGGTTAACTCAATTTCAGACGGTGAAGTATCTGGGGAATTCGTATCACTTGCATATCGTGAAGATGGCGCTACTACTGAGATGTGGCGTGAAATGCGTAAATGGTTTATCGCCTGCGATAAAGTAGAGTGCTGGCAAGTTGACCTTGCTTCTAAACGTGCTGCTGGTGGCAAAGATGTCTATGACGTTGAATATTACCAAGGCTATCTTAAGAACTTTGAAATCGCAGCACCCGCTGACGACAAAGTGGAGCTTTCTTATGAGATGGCTATCGATGGTAACGGTATTATTTCAACTGACAGCTTGACAGAAGCTCAGAAGAAAGCAGTTGCAAGCGCTCAATACGACTATCACACTCTTGCTAAAGAAGACGGCCTAACGACATCTATCTAGTCTAACTGCAGGGGCTTTGTGCCCTTGCTTTTTTTGTATAAAGGAGAAATAAAACATGATTCTATCTATCAACGGACGAGACTTTAATTTGATTTTCGGACTTGCGTTTTTACGTGAGATCAACAAATTGCACTCAGCAGAGCTTGAAGGCATGAAGACCGGCTACGGAGCTATGACATTGATTTCGGCGGGTGTCGCTATCAATGACCCGTTAGCATTTGTGGATATCATTAAAGCTGGTACGATTACGGCGCCACAAAAGCCAAGTGATGCTGACATTGAAGCCTATCTTGCTGATTTGATTGACAAAGGTAAGTACAAAGAGACAATCGACTCTATTATTGACGAGTTAAAAGCGTCATCCCTACTCAAACTCGCAATGAACGTTCAAGAGTAGGGCACAGTCAACCAGATTATGATTTTAGCTATGACGACGCAATGGCTCTATTAATTGCAAGGCACGGCATGAGCTACGTAGAAGCTGCTAGGACGACACTTGTTGAATTTGAGGTGTACAATACCGCCTACGCAATTAAACAAGAGGACATCCGTTTTAACGCAGCAATTCAAGCATGGTATAACCAGACCGTCCAAGCTACCAAAGGCAAGGGCAAAAGCGTTCGCTCAGCTTACAGGACCTTTAATGAGTTTTATGACCATGAAAAAGAGTTCAGTAAGATATTCAAGCCAGAGGACACTGCGCCTAGAAGTCGAGCGCTCTCGTTAGCTGATAAGAATAGAATCATCAATCAACAAAAGAAAGGGGGTAGTTAATGGGAGCATCTTTTGACGTTACGGCCATACTTCGTGCCAACTCAAGCGATTTCACTAATGGTGTCAACGCTGCCAAGTCTGCCCTTGCTGATTTGAGAAGTCAGTCTGGGGGCATGCTCGCTCAAGTTGGTAGCAGTTTGAAGTCAGTCGGGAGTGCTATGCAGTCAGTCGGAGCTGGAATGACTACAGCTTTCACACTTCCGATGGTCGGTGGTCTGACGGCTGTAATCAAAGGTTATGCAGACCTTGAGCAATCTTTGGGTGGTGTATCAACATTGTTCAAACAGAATGGTTCAAGCGTCAACACCCTTGCTAGAGACTACGGCATGACCAGACAGCAAGCCCAAGCGCTCTACAATACAATGGACCGTGAGGGAACCAACGTCATCGAGAATGCCAATCGAGCCTATAGGACGGCTGGTGTGTCTGCTAACCGCTATATGGAGCAGGTAACATCGTTCTCAGCTACCTTGCTACAAGGTTTAGGCGGAGATACTGCCAAGGCTGCAAAATATGGCGATAAAGCCCTTGTCCAAATGTCAGATAATGCGAACAAGTTCGGTACTAACATGACGGACATTCAAAACGCTTATCAAGGTTTTGCAAAAGACAACTATTCAATGCTGGATAACTTGAAACTTGGTTATGGCGGTACCATGTCCGAAATGGCTCGTTTGGTCAATGAGTCTGGTGTCTTAAATGGTGAATTTGAAGCTACGGCTGACAATATCCGTGATATCCCATTCCATACCTTGATTGATGCCATCGGTATTACTCAAGATAGGCTCGGTGTTACTGGAACAACTGCAAAAGAAGCGAGTACAACCGTGTCCGGTTCGTTTAATTCCATGAAGGCTGCCGCTGAAAACTTAGTGGCCGGTCTCGGTAATAACGAAGCTAATATCAAGCAGCTAATGGAAAACATGAAACAGACTATCATCACATTTAAAGACAATGTGGTGCGTGTTCTAGGCACTATCTGGGACAATCTGCCAGTTGACGGCTGGGTTAAATGGGCAGCGCTTATCGTTGGAGCAGCGGGGCCTATTATCGCAATACTTGGGACCTTAATCATTTGGGTCGGAAACGTCGTGTCTGCATTAAGCACAATCGGCGGCGCCATCAGTTCGCTTGCAGGGTTCTTCTCAAGCGGCGCAGCAGCAGTAGAAGGTTTTTCGATGGCTTTCGAAGGCGGTGAAGCTATGATGGTTTCATTTGGTAGTGCTGCCAGTGGGGTTTCGGCTGCAGCTCTTGCAGCATTCGCCGGGATTGCGTTAGCTGTCGGAATGGTAGTAGCTGCGCTTATTGATCTATGGAATAATAGCGAAAATTTCCGTTCGCAAGTCATTGCAATTTGGGAAACTATTAAGAGTGCGATTACTAACGCCGTTCAAGCCATTGTGTCGTTTGTCATGTCAATATGGGGCCAGTTGACTTCCTTCTGGAATGAAAATCACGCCTTAATTATGCAGACGGCAACGACTTACTGGAATATGTTCAAGGGCATGATTGAAAACGTCATGAACGCAATTCTTCCAGTGGTTCAAACTGGATTGAATTTGCTAATTACACTGTTCTCGACAAGCTGGCAAATGATTACGACTGTTATTTCAACAGTCATTGAAGTTATTTTAAATATCATCAAGATGGGGATGCAGATTCTGCAAGGTGACTGGTCTGGAGCGTGGGAAACGTTTAAAACCATCTTGTCTACTGTTTGGGAAGGCATCAAGTCGCTTGTTTCAATCGGTATCAATGCTATCGGCCCAATTATCCAAGCGGGGATTCAGTTCATTCTTGCTATATGGAATGCAGCGTGGGCATTGTTAGCTGTTCCATTCCAAGCGCTTTGGGCGTTGCTTCAATCTATCGCTGGTGGGGCTATGTCTGCCATTAGTGGTGTTATTAGCGCTGGGATTGCTGTGATCCAGTCCATTTGGTCAGCAGCGTGGACGGTTATCCAGACTGTCTTTTCAACGGTTTGGAATACAATCATGTCCATTCTGTCACCTATCATGGCTGGTATCTCAAGCGTTATTTCAAGCACGCTTTCAGCTATCAGTGCAATTTGGAACGCTATCTGGACTGGAATTCAAGCTGTTTTAGCTGGTGTATTGGCTGCTATTGTCGGATTGGTGACCGGTAACTTCTCACAAGTTCAATCAGCTATCACATCGATCATGTCTGCTATTCAAGCAACTATCAGCGCAATTTGGAACGCTATTTTGTCGCTTATCAGTAGCGTATTGAGTGCAATAGCTAGCACTGTATCAAGTACATGGTCAGCTATCCAGTCAATTGTTTCAAGTGCTATGAGTTCCGTTCAGAGCATTATCAGCTCAGCTTGGAGTGCTGTTAGATCAGCAGTATCAAGCGCCATGAGCTCAATCCAGTCGGCTATCACTAGCGGATTTAGTGCCGTTGTATCAGCGGTAACAAGTGCTGGTCAGCGTATCATTTCAGCGGTTCGTTCAGCGTTCAGCGGTGCACTTAGTGCCGCCCGTGGATTCGTTGGGCAAGCTGCAAGCGTCGGTGCTAACCTTATTAGCGGGTTCGTTAACGGCGTAAAATCCGCAGCTGGGAAGCTGATTTCAGCGGTTAAAGGTGCTGTAAGTAATGCTATTAACGGAGCTAAAGCCTTGCTTGGTATCAAATCACCATCCCGTGTATTCCGTCAATTCGGTATCTATACGGATAAAGGTTTCATCATCGGTATTGATAGCAAAGCTGACCAAGTGGCCCGTTCAATGCGCTATATGGCTCAAGGTGCTATCGACGCATTCACTGGTCAAGATATCAACGGAGCTATCAATGATGAACTTGGTAGCATGGACGGTCAGCTAGGTCGTTTGGCAGGGTATGACCCATCCGTTTCATTCAATGGCGGCAAGATGTCAGTTACCCAACAAGCAGCGGATATCGTCCTTAAAATGGGCGATGCGACTTACAGAGCATTTACTAATGACATCACTAACACTCAATCAATGGAATTAATGCTTGATAACTATTAGAGAGAAAAGAGGTTTTAGCTAATGTATGATTATGCTTCATTGAAGCGCACGGAATCAACGGTGCTGCAAAGAGCGCCGGTTGATAACATGCGTATCAACGGGACACCTATAGAAGATATCATCCAAGGATATCGACAGCTTACAGTCAAAGGTCGCTCGTTGCTCAATCGTGAAATTTCAACTACTCGTGTTCCTGGACGCCGTGGTGTCTGGGTGGACAGCGTTAATGACTCAGAGCGTGAGATTGAAGTTAAGTATCAGTTAACGACAGTTACCAGTCAAGTCATGAGGACCTCTTTCCGAGAGCTCAACCGCATTTTGAGAGAAGTAGGCCCTAGCGGCTATCTCGAAGTAACCTTTGACGATGAGCCGGATTTCACTTATTACGCTATTTTCAAAGAAGCGGACGAAGTGGAGGAAGACAGGCTTTCAATTATTAGCAGTTTTGTCCTGTTAGTGCCAGACGGCTATAAAAAACGGGTTCCAGAGCGTTCTAGCGATGTTGTTTATCTAACTTACGCTAAGAAGGTAATACCCGAGAAGATTGTAGCCATGACATCGACAGCGGCAACAGAATTTGAAATTATCAACGGTCAAACCAAGCTATCGTTTAAGGGTAGCTATGCAGCTAATAAGGAAATCGTCATTAAATTTGGCACCGAAGAAGTGACTGCTACTTATGATGGTCGCAATATCCTAAGTGAATTGCAGCGATTTAGCCCGCTTGAGCAGTTTTTTGTTAAAGACGGGGACCGATTGACTGGTAAAAACGTGACTATTCGGGAAGTACAGTGGAGGGATGAAAGTCTATGATCTATTTATTCGATAAGGACGAAAAACTTATCAAGATTATTCGTAAGCCCGCAATTAAGACGGCTTTGCAAAAATTTAGCCTTACCACTGAAAATTACATTTCAGACCGCTTGACTGTCGAAATGAAAGCCTTGAAGGATGACGAACTGGCAAAACTGGAATACATGGCTATTCAGTCAATCGACGATACCCATAAATTCCATTACTTCTATATTGCCCAAGGTAACACCAAAGGGGATATCACAACGCTTATCGGTGTTCAGTCTGGCATTGAGGAGCTACGCAAGACAGTCGTTTATGACAAGCGCCCGACAGACCAACGTGCTAGACCGGTTATTGAATGGCTTTTAGCTGGGACGAACTGGTCCCCTCGGTTTGTTGCTGAAACAAACCCAAAGAGTACCAATTTCTATTACATTTCCACATTTGATGCTTTGAAAAAAGTGTGCAAGGTGTGGGGCTTAGAAATGCAGTTCTTTGTTGAAATGAACGGCAGTCAGATTGGTGCTAGATACATTGATTTCAAGCGCAAAATAGGTGAAGCTGTCGGAAAGCGTGTAGTTTACGGGCATAACGCCCTTGAAATTCTGCAAGAGGTTGAGAAGACAAACTTATACACTGCCTTGGTAGGGCGTGGAAAAGGGGAACAAGTCAGCTCAGCGGAAGATACCGGAAAAGACGCTGATGGGTATGGTCGAAAAATCAACTTCGAGGAAATTGTCTGGTCTAAAGCAAAAGGAGACCCGCTAGACAAGCCCCTTGGTCAGAAATACCTTGAAATTCCAGAAATGACCGCTAAATACGGCATTAAACAACCAGACGGCAAGATGCGCCCTAAGATTGGCTTTGTCGAATTTAGCGAAGAAGAGGATAAGAACGAGCTTATCAAGCAGACTTACGAGGCTTTGATTGAGTCATCAAGACCTAAACTGACACTTAAAACGTCAACAGTGTATCTTAAAGGTGTCCAAATTGGCGATACTATTCGAGTAGTCCGACATGACAGGCACCTTGATTACGATACACGCATCTTTGAGATCACGTTCAATCGCTTAAACAATGAATCTAGCGACATTAAGCTAGGGGACAGAGTTAGCGAAAGCAACGATGCGAAGGTACAGAGTGCCGTCAGCAAAGCTCTTGATGAGTTTAAAGCTGGTGAGTTCACTGAGTTTGTCAAAAAGTTGCCAGAGTTTATCCCGTCAGCTAATGGTTTCAACCATAACTGGTACACAAGCACTGACCCAACAGAATCACATCCAGGGCAAGTCTTAATCAATGATTCTTGGTACAAACCGGACCCAGAACACGAAGGACACACTATCATGTATCGCTGGACCGGTGAAATGTGGCAAGAGGTTTTGAGAACGTGGGACGGAACGGGGCTGCAAGACAAAATCAAAAAAGAATTTGAAAAAGTCGCAGCCAGCATGGCTAAACAACAATCTGAACATGACCGAGTGGTTGCTGAAATCGCAGCCAAGGCTACTAATGCAGAAACGCTAGCTAGTTCAGCAAAATCGACTGCAGAAGACGCTTTTGGTCGTCTAAATGACATTAAGAGTGAAGCTATCGCAGAAGCTCGTTACTTGGACAGCGTTGAGCGTGCAGAAACAGAAAAGAAGATTGCTGCATCTAAAAAAGATGCACTTTCAGAAGCCGTCAAACTAGTCGATAACGCTAAAAGTACGCTAAACACGGACTTATCCGAAACTGAAAAGAAAGTAGAAGCCTTAAAAGGTTCTATCGGGACATTGTCAAACGACACGTCAGTGCAGTTTGCCAAAATCAATAACACATTGATTTCAGTAGCTAGCAAACAAGATGTCGACAAGGTCAGTCAGCGTGTGTCTAATGCTGAGACGATTTTGACGCAACAAGCTGGACAGATCTCAGCCAAGGCTAGCAAAGAGGACGTTAATGCTGTTTCTGGGCGTTTAAACAAAGCTGAGAGCTCGTTGACAGTGCAAGCTGGGCAAATCACCCAGAAAGCCAACAAGCAGGATGTAGACACGCTCACAGGGCGTGTGAATAGCGCTGAAACATCTATCACTCAACAAGCTAATGAAATCAGCCAACGAGTGAAGATAAGCACTTTTAACAACGCTACTCAAAGACTCGCAACGGCTGAGAGTTCAATTACGCAGCTAGGAAACAAAATCACTACAGAAATTAGTAGAGTAGATAGCAAGATTTCAACTGAATTTGACAAGCTCTCTAAGAGCGTAGCGGCTAATAACACAGCAATCACTCAGACCGATAACAAAATCAGTTTGAAAGCAGACCGGACAGAAGTTCAAACTGTCAAAGCTACGGCTGACAGTGCAGTGTCTAAAGGTCAAGAGTTAGAGCGTAAAATAAACCAGACTAATGCAGAATTGCGTGTTACAGCAGATGCTATTGCTCAAAAGGTTTCAAGAGTCGATTTTGACAATCTTGGAAATAAAGTCACAAACGCTGAAACGCAAATCAGCACACTAGCTGGCAAGATTGAGACTAAACTCTCTAGGGTTGATCTAGACAGTGCTATTGATAGCAAAGGTTTTGCGACGGCTACGGCTGTAACAAACCTTATCCAACAGTCTGAGCGAGGAACGACACAGCTTATTAGCGAGGTCAAGAAACAGATTCCGTCAGTTGATACGCTGTCTGTAGGCGGTGAGAATCTTATCCGTAATTCTGCTTTCCCGGAAAATTTGGATGACTGGGGCGTTTGGGGGCCTTCGCAAACTAACTCGAATCTATCTACTTCAAATCATTCGGTTTATTATAACAATTCCAAACCGTTGTTCCTGCTAAAAGGAACATCTAGGGTTCCGGCTGCAATTGGTAGATTTTCAGTCAAACGGAACACGTTGTATTCGCTCAACATACAATTATTTGCGTCTAAAAACATCAACGGCATCAACATTTATTTTCTCGGACGAAAATCGAATGAACAGCGTGAGAATTTCAGCAAGGCTGTTGTAATCAAAACACACGCTGGCACATTGTCGAGCGCACAGATGGTTAAATGGCATTCAACTTTCGACACGAGTGATTGCGATGAAGGTTTTATCCGTATAGATAACACGGGCTCGACCAATGGCAGCCAGTCGCTGTTATTTTTTACCGAGCTAGACTGCTACGAGGGTACTATGGATCGTGCTTGGCAGCCGTCCCCGAAGGACGCAAGTCAAGAGATAGCAGTTAAGTTCAACGAAATCAAGTCAACTGTTGACGGTTTCAGTCGTACCATCGGCGAACACGGGCGGTCTATTTCTCAGATTATCCAAGAGGCCGAGGGTACAGTTTGGAAGGTAGAGAACCTAGAGGATAAGTGGGCGTTCAATCTCGGTGTTACTAATAAGCAACTAGACAAGTTAGGCACCGGTTTAGAAGCTACAAAATCCGAAATGTCCCAGATTGCAGGGTCTTGGGCAGTCAAGAATCTGACAAGGTCCGGTGATGTGCTTAACCAAATCAACCTTAACAAGGACGGCTCAGTTAAAATCGACGGTAAACTGGTCCAAATCACCGGTTCTACGTACATCGAGGATGGTGTCATTAGTTCAGCAAAAATCGGGGAACTGTCTGCAAGCAAAATTACTAGCGGGCGCTTAAACGCTTCACTGATTGACGTCGTCAATCTAAACGCTTCAAGTGTCACTAGTGGTACGTTTACTGGTTTGAATTATCGAGGAGGCAAAATAGAAGGACTTAACGGGTCAATGAGAGTTGACTTAAACCAATCTGAGATTCATTTCTACGACAATGCAACGATCGAATTTCACAACAAAGACAATGCGCTGATTCGACGCAAAGGGCCGCACACGGCGTTTGTGCATTTCAACGACACCCCGCCAGACGAGGACCAGAACACTGGTTCGCTGTTTGCTGCAATAGGCGTAACATCGTCCGGAGATGGAGTTAATTCAGCATCATCCGGCCGTTTCGCTGGGCTTCGAGTGTATCGAGCCGCAAGAGGGTTGGAGCATAATGCAGTTTTCGACCAAGCTGAACTTTATGGTGACAGAATATTGCTAAAAGACGATTTTTATATTGACCGTGGGTACTCTTTCCACCCGGCTTCACTTCCAAAGGGCCGCTGGATTAATGTCACCAATCTAGCATTTGCTGCTGCAGCTCTCGCAAGGGTTTGGCAGCATTTTCTAAATGTAGGCGGAAACGGGAGAGACCCAGCATTTATTAACGCTTTAAAAAACGAGCAAGCCACTTTCGGCAAAATTGATCACTGGTAGGAGGAAAAACTAATGAACGAACAAATTTACACTTCAATGATTCAAGACATCGCAAGTCAGAACGCTAATTTAACGATTGAAAAAGCTGAGTTTAAGGCTCGCTTGCAGTCGACAGTTAGCGAATTTGAGCAAGCCAAATCTCAACTAGAGCACTATCAAAATGTACTAGCGTCCGATTCAGACCTTAATGACCTCTTTAACGAGGTAGCGCAGAAAGGAGCGGCCGATGAATAAATCTAATTTCAGTGTTACATCGAGTTATCTGACCAACCCGACAACAACACGGGTTGCCATCCAGTCCAAAGATGGCTCGACGTGGTTGACACGAGACGTTCCGGGCGACCACACGAGCAAGACGGATGAAGCTAAAATCCAGCTTATCTTGGACATCTTGACGACTGAGCTGGACCCCGCCGGGGCATTGGCACGCTATCAAGCCAAGTCAGAAGAATCTATTAAAGAGCTTGACAACCGCTTGAATTTGGCTGAGAAAGTCGCTGAACAAGGCGAGTTGACTCGTAAGATTGCTAATGTGTCCATCCTCAATGCGGTAATGAGTCAGAATATCCAGTATGGCACAATCTACAAGCAATACTTGGAATTGTTGCCAGTCGCTAAAAAAGGCGATGTGTTCAACGCTGGGGATATCTTCGCTATCGAAGCCCCAGACCACGAAGAAGTGGATGGAGAAGGCAAGCTGGTACTTATCCAAGTTAACGGGTCTTTCATTTACGAAAATCAGCCATTCGCTGATTTCGCAAAAGGTGGCAAGCTCGAAAACAATGGGATTGCCACTGCATGGCTATTCAAACCGAAGGAGAATTAATGGCACAGAAACCAGACGGAATCTTTGGGCTCTTTGATGTCGTCCGAGACTTTTATGCGCATGGTATCGATGAGCATCCATGGGTACTTTTCCTCGTCATAATCATTTTTTCAGACGTTGCCGTGGGTGTGTCCAGAGCTTGGGCTGCTCACGAACTTTCAAGTGCAAAATTTCGTAAAGGGGCAATCAGCCATACAGTAATGATTGTGTTCGTGGCAATATTCTATCCATTCGCAAATTTCATGAATCTGACGAGCATTGTTGATGCATTCATTTTTTCCATGATTGCGGCTTACACTTCTAGTATCTTGGCTAGTCTATCAGCGTTAGGAGTGGAAATACCTTTTATTGACAAGTATGTAAAGAGGAATATTGATAAAGAGAAGTTTTATCTAAAGGAGACCGACGAGAATGATTAATGATGTCATGACAAGCATTAGGCAAGTTGACGGCGGGTGTGTAATTAAATCGGGAGACACTGCATCAGTATTTGAATTTGAGATTTTGGGCGATGACGGCTTGAAGAAAGACTTATCTGGCGCAGGTAAGCTTGCCATCTTCAATGCGAAAAAAGTAATTCTGTATGAAGATGTATCTGTAGAATCAGGTCGTTTCAACTTCAAATTCAAAGACGCTGTAGATCCTGGTCGTTACAAGTTGGAATTAAAACTAGATGGGTTTATTTTCCCGACGGATGAATTTAAAATACGTGTTCGCCCGTCATTCAATCCATCTGACAGTATTCCAAGCAATACCGAAGACCCAAAATAAAAGCGCTGGCTGAGGAAGTACGGAAGCACTTAGACAGCGATACTGTAGATGAGCTTCCAGATTTAGTAGCTATATATAATTTAGCTAAAATTTGAAGGGAGAATGCATGGCTAAAAATAAATTAGAAGCTGTAGTGGTTGCAATCGGTACAGACATCAAGAATTTGCAAAAAGCAATCAATGATAAAGAGGCAGGGAGTGGCATCACTGAGCAGCAGCTAAACGAGGCAGTCAAACAGCTAAAAGCGGAAATTCTCGGCGAAGGAGTTCCAGAGAATCTTGACACTCTAAAAGAGATTGCAGATAAGATTAGTACTCTCAATAGCGATACTAGCGAAGCGATCGTAGCTAAGTTGACAGAGCTTGGCAAAAAGATTGACGCTGTGGCTGATGTAGATTATCTATCTGCATATAATCAAGCAAAGGGAGAGTAGCGAATGAATCTAATCGAAGCATTTAAGCAGATCGGACGAGATATCAAGGCTCTTGTGACCAAAACTGATAAAAATGAAAAAGCGCTAGAAGAGCTACAACCAACAGTTGAGGCTCTAGCAACTAACTTGGATCAAATTTTGGGCGAAGTTGTAACTCGCTTCGAATTCGATAAACTCAAAAAAGAAATCGAAAAATTGAAAGGAAAATCAACTGATGAATAAAATTAACTGGTCTGTACGTTTTAACTCAAAGAATAAAGCGTTCTTGTATCGTGTGGCGCTTGCGATTGCACTACCCATCTTGGCTTACTTTGGTATCAAGTTCGAAGATATCACAAGCTGGGATGCGGTGTTCAACTTGTTTGGCAAGTTTGTCTCAAACCCTTATTTAGTAGGTTTGACAATTGTAAACATCTTAAATATCATTCCAGATCCAACAACCAAGGGTCTTGGAGACAGCGAACAAGCATTGGGCTACCACGAACCACGAAACGACAAGGAAGGATATTAATATGGCAACAGATAACGACATCATTCAATTTGCAGAAGACCTAGCTAATGCTGGGATTGGTACCGATGCAGATGGAAGTTGGGGGACACAATGCGTTGACCTGCCTAACTCTATCTCAATTAACTTCTTTGGTCGTGCCCTTTGGGGCAACGCTATTGACTTGCTAAACTCAGCGGCAGCAGCGGGCTATGAAATCGAGTATAACCAAGTGGGAAACCTTGACAGTCGTCCACGTCGTGGGGCTGTATTCGTCATGGATACTACTTACATCGCAGGGCATTCATACGGACACACTGGTCTGGTTATCGAAGATTCAGACGGCTATACCATGCGAACAATTGAGCAGAATATTGACGGCAACGCTGATAGCTTGTATGTTGGTGGTCCTGCTCGTTACAATACACGCAATTTTGACGGTATTGTAGGCTGGTTCTACTTCCCAACAGACAACCAATCACAAGCTCCTGCACCAACTCCGACCCCGTTCGATGGTATAATTACTATTAACGAAGAAATCGGAACATTCACAGTTGAAGTCTCAGCTCTTAATGTTCGAGCTGGCGCTGGTTTAGGTGCTGAAATCGTGGCAGTCTATGGAGCTGGTGAAACTATCAACTATGACGGTTGGTGTGACGTTGACGGCTATATCTGGATTAGCTACATTAGCTGGTCTGGAAATCGTCGCTATGTCGCAGTTGGGCAATCAGAGAATGGCCGCCGTGTAACGTCGTTCGGTTCATTCGCTTAAACTGTAAATAACAGACCACGAAACAAAATAAAATAAAAGGAGTATATCACCTCCCCTCAGACTGCAGTAGGGATACAATGGCAGTAGTGGTCGAAGCCCCGGCATTTGCTGGGGCTTTTTTTATTTGCTATAATATATCTATCCATCATAGGCAAAGAGCCATGAGTTAGTCTCATAGCTCTTTTTTATATTTGTGATTTCAATAGATAAGTGATAACATAGATTTCGGAATGCTTGGCGTCATTTCGATAAATTTCTTGAACTGCCCCGACTTTGCGCCGGGCTTTTTTATTTTACAAAAAAACTTAAATTTCTTTATCAAAAGCGTTGACAAACTATCATATATGATATATAATATACATGTAAGATAAAGAAAGGGAGTAAGAACCATGAAAAAAGAACTTATGACAAACGCTTGGGAAATTTCAAAAGAAGCTGCTAAAAAATTCGGCGGTAAAGCTATTGAATACATCGCAGGAGCAATGAAAATGGCGTGGGCTGCTATCAAAGATAGTGACACTAGCCTTGCTAAATTCCAAGCAGTTGAAGCTAAAATGCGTAAATCTGGCAAATGGTCAATGGTTGAAGTGCTAGACAGTGCTAAAGTGGTTAAATTCAACGAAGTAATGCACAAAATTGGTGCTTACTACGGTATCGAAGTAGTAGCTGACGGTTCTAACATTGGTACTTACTATATTTCTGAAAAAGTTTGGGACGTAGCGTAAGGAGAATAAACATGATTATCAACAACGACATCAAAGACCTAATTTTAGAATACGTAGGGCGTTATTTTAAATTTGAAAACGACTTCTACCGTCTTCCTAATATTAAGTTTACTGACGCCAATTGGCAAAAATTCAAAAATGGGGATACTTCTATTGAAAAGATGGGAGCGGCACGAGTAAATGCAATGCTCGACTGCTTGTTTGATGATTTTGAACTTGCCATGATTGGTAAGACTCAAATTGATTACTACATGGATAATTCTTTAAAAATGAATATGCCGTTTTATGCCTATTATGATCAATTCAAAAAACAGCAACTCTTAAAATGGCTTGAAAACAGCCATGATGACATCATCGGAGGTGCTGGCAGAATGTACACAGCGGGCGGTAATTGGATTTCTAGTGCTTATTTAGAAATTGCATTGGAATCCAGCTCTATCGGTGGCGGTGAGTACATGTTGCAAATGAGATTTAAAGACTATTCACGAAGCCAAGAGCCGATACCAGCAGGTCGCCAAAATCGACTTGAGTGGATTGAAAATAATTTAGAGAATATCCGTTAAAAGACTAGGGTTATCCTAGCCTTTTTGTGTATTCGTGATAAATCGTTAGACATTTAATCTAAATAAAGGTACACTATAGATGTACTTTAGGCGATTACGTGCCGAATGTTTTTGTTTTTCATGTCGCTTGGTAGCTCATGCTGCCAAGTCTTTTTTTTATGCTCAATCAAGAATTTTAGTGTCCTTATTTGAAATGAAGGTTACTAAAACGCTCTATAATTTCCATAAAATAACGATGGTTTCACTAGTCACTCGAACCTT